GTGTCTGCTGGCCAGTATTGGCTGAATGTGGGTTGCTTAGTGGTTGGGTCAGTGTAAGAGCATCCTACAAAGACACCGACGGTTCCGGCAACAGCGGCAGTCGTAACTGCGGCCTTTTCTACCGTTCCGGCGGCAACCAGCTTAACAAAGTCGCCATAAAAGATTGCAGTGTCATATGCTGACGCAATCTTGATATGACGCACCTTACCGGTGAATGAGCCAGAGGCACTCAAAGTGCCTACAGGTTCAGCACCTGTGGGAGTAGCTGAAGTAGCCATTTGTCATCTCCTTGATGATAAATAACGAAGCCTCTCCCTTCTCGGGATTAGCTTCGACCAAAGGTTGTACGACTGCTTCGTTCTGGTTGCAGAACTGGCATTCGCGGGTCGTTCTCTCTCAAGAAGCTATTGTCAACCGATTCCATCTGATTGCTAGCCATCTGATCGAAGTAAGCCTTTCTCTTCTCCATCTCAGATTCCGGCGCCTTACATAAAAGCAAACCGCCAACCTCGATGTTGCCCTCGAAGCGAGAGCCGATATCGGACATTACTTGCATTTCAGGATGATCTTCAGCCCGCACGGGAATCCACCCCTCTCGGAACTTCTGAGACACGTTAGTGTTATCAGACTGCCCTAGGGTGCTAGTGCGTACCCAACGAAATACCCAGCCGTCTTGCGGATCTGGCGTTGGTAGTACGGATGCTGGCTTCCACGAATCAGTGGGACGCTGATCTGCTTCTCTGGCCTCTGAAGACCGGGGTGTGCGCTGTTCTGCCATTTTATGACTCCTTAATGAGCTGGTTGGCATACTGTTCTGGGGTAAGCCCTAGTCGCTTTGCGAGAGCGATTTGGGTGCGGCTCAACCTCAATTTGCGTGGCTTGGCTCCATTGTTCCTCTGAGAGGGGGCCACCACCACGGAGGGGCTTCGGGAGGTCGAGGAAGACTTAACGTCTGAGCCACTATCGTCCTCTCCGAAGTATTCTGGAAACTTAGATCGCATAGTGCGATCAATCGCTTCGTAATACTCGTCGGAATTAGGGTCAACGCCCTCATCCCTGACAAGACGCTCATGGACGCCATACGCCAGAGCTGTCATGTCTTTTTCCTTTCCAAACCAAGGGTTATCCTCGGCCCACTGAACCGCCTTCGGGCTAGGCTCCGGCGGCTTTTGCCGCTGAATCTGTGCCTGCTGGGGTTGCTGTTGAGCCTGCTGTTGCGGTCTTTCAACCTGCTTTGGCCGGTTCTTTAGCTGGTTCAGTTGGTAGTCAGCCGACTTCATCTCGGCCTGCGCGTTCATAAGCGCTTCTTGCGCCTCCAGCACCTTGTCCGTGTTACCTTCTTCGTAGGCAACTCGGTAGCGATCTTTCGCCTGCTGTAGCGTCAGTTCTGCCCGAGCCCGGATCTGCTCAACAAGGGTCTGCTCCCCCTGAGAGATGATCTGCTGATACTGCTTGCTCTGGTCAGCGTATTGCTGTGCAACACGAATTGCCTCTTCACGCATGCGCTCTGCTTCTTCGCGCTTGCGCCGCTCTTCATGTTGTTGATAGCGTAGCTTGTTGATTCGCTTCTTGACCTTTTCGCTGTAACCCTCAAGCTCTTCATCGTCGCTTTCGGATTCTTCAGCTTTTACCACCTCCTCTTTCTGAGGTGGCCGTCGGTCCTCTTCAGGTCGATCATCAACAATCTCGATGTCAATGTCAGACGCTTCCTTTTTCTCTTTGCTAAAGGTCGTCTTAACACCGAAGAATTTTTCTTCAGCAGAGTGCTGTTCGATTTGCTCTTCGCTCATACCTTTTCAATCCCCCTAGGATCTTCAACAACCGCCTCAACACTATCGTCGTTAATGAGGCGAAACTCCTTGCCATGAATCTTAAATCGCGTTCCGCTGTAGGATCGCATCATGACCCAGTCGCCCTCCTTGCAATAAGGGCCATTCGGGAAACGGCTCTCATCTTTGTAGGCGTCTGTGCCCAGCTTCAAAACAAAACCGCAGATAGAGCCGACTTCTTCGACATCCATCGTTTGCTTCGCCTTGAGTATGCCGCCCTCGGTTTTTTCGTCGGGCTCTGGCAGGGCTATAAGGATTTTGTATCCCTTGGGATCAGGTAGTTGACTCGCAGTCTTCTGCTCTGTTGTCATAATTCCTATTCCTGCACCAGATAAAGGCGTCCGGTGTCGCCATGCGCTACCCTTTGTAGCGTATTAGTCGCGCTCTAGCCTGTCATTCAGGTCCAGCAACGCTCGCTCGGCGTAGGCAAGTCCTTCAATAATGCCTACACATCGAGAGTATTCGCTCATGTCTTTACAACCGCCACACGCCATGTGGTCGGTTAACTCATTCATATGGTTACGATACTCTACTTGTAATGCCTTTAACAAGTTATTTGTAGCGTGTTTACTCATCTATTAAGTCCCGTACAAGATTAAATCCGGCTTTAAATCCTTCAATCTCTTGCTGGGACTCGTCTTTCTTGTCCTGCAACTGCATCTTAGATGCCAGTCTCGCGCTCTCGATCCGCTCCTGTTGCTCCATTCTCTGGAGATCGACCATGGTTTTTCCACGGGTCTTTTCAAGGTCTGCTTGGATCTTCGCCATCTCTGTCTGAGCCTTAGCCATAGCGGCCTGCTCCTTGATGGCGAGTTCGCGTTGTTGCATCTGCACAATCGGGTCTTGTTGCTGTTCTGCGTTCTTCTCTGCCTGCTCCATCTGTTGCGCCTTGCCGGTGAGTTGTGCGGCGGCTGGTGCAACGAGGCGAGAAATACGCAACTCGATATCTTCTGGTAGAGGCTCGCTCGGAGGTGGCAACTCGATGCCAAGCTCCTTCTCGATCTTTGCTCGGTACTCGAAGGCGACGTGCTCTGCAATATGGGCTGACATAGCCGCCTGCATTGCCTGTGCATTGGGTGCCTGTTCGACAAGGGACATAAGCTCTGGGTTCTGCATTGCTGACATGTGAACCTTGATGTGAGCCTCGTGGTCTTGGTAGATGAACGCCTTCACCGGCTCGCCGTTGATGATGTTCATGTTCTCCGTGACAGGGTCCGTCGGCTTTATGTCGTTTTCCGTCGGCACGATCTTGTCTGCGTCTTGAATGCCAAGAACGTCTAGCATCTGACGGTGAAGCAGGGGCATGTCGTACATCTGTGGGGCTTGTGCCGCCAGTTGAAGTGCCGCCTGATACTGCATGATGCGCTGGGCCATAGTGCCCGCGTTTGGATCGCTGACGGGAATAATATCGACGCGATCATCAAAATCTTCCTTGACGACGGGGTCATTGTCCTTGTCGTAAGGGTAAACATCCGGCCCGTAATCTTTAACAAGTTCTGACAGGATTTTTAATTCTTTAGAGACTGACGCATGAACACGGCTTTGAACCGCGCTCATAACCTTCATCTCTCTTTCTAAAACTGCAAGCGTGGTGCCAACCGGAGCTTCGCCGTTAATATCGGACGCTTTAACATCTGCCGCTGACGCGAACCTTCGCCCCTCTTGAACGATATCGCCAAGCAGTTGATACAGCACATTGCTTGGTTCCTTGTAAGGCAGGAAGGTGATGTTGTCGCGGATTGCTCCACCCGGAACGTCGACATCGCGGAATTCGCCCGGCATAATAGGGGTATCGTCCCCCTTTATACGCAGTCCGCGTGACTTCAAACCTCCCGGTAGGTTGGCAAGGGTTCCAGCGTCGACGAGCTGTCGGAGTAGCGATGTCGCTGACTTCGATAGGCCGCCGATCATGTGCACAAGACCGAACCCGTAGAAACCTAGTCCGGGCAGGTACTGGTAGTGCACATAGTGCTCTCGGCGAAGTTTCTTGGGATCGTCTTCGTACCAGTTGCGACGCACTGAAAGAATCGTTCTGGACGACTTATCAATGGTAACAACGTAGGGAAGTGCGATGCCTGTCGGTTCGCCTTTGTCTGTGTCTTCAAATCCGGGCAGATCAAGATCTACGTGCATCTCCAGCAGGGTGTGCCGGTTGTCAACCTCGTAGTTCTCAGAGTCGCCCGTTAATCGGTTGTACTTCTGCTGAATCTCTGAAATATCGGGTGAAGGCGGCGGAAGATCGACATTCATGTAGAAGCCAGCTACTTGTAGCTTCCGAATATCGTTCGACGTTCTCTTCATGATATGGGTGGCGCGTTGACAGGTCGATAGATCTGACGCGCCATAGCTG